TAATTTATCACTCATAATGGTTTGTCTTTACTTAAACGATATATCATTATAGCACGATCCAAGGCCTTTTGTAAAGTGATATTGGTCTTGGCTTCTCTCCGTATTTCGCCCCAAAGTTTACTATCCATTATATGATCATGCAGTGGCCTGCCGTCATCAGTTCGAGGATCGTAGTTGTAACCAACTTCTACTCGGGAGCTGGGATCGGCACCAATTTCTCTAGCATAAACTGTACCGCCATCGCGCTCGTATATGTAAGTTGAACCTTTTTTAAGACTGCCCATATTATAATAACTTGTAGTGATCAATTACTTCGCTTTGGCGACTGATATCTTTACAGAAAAATGCACACATGGGTTTTTCGCCTTCGTGTAATGGAACACTGAGCAATTGATTATTTTTCATCTTTGGAAAATACCATTTGACATCATTGTAGACATTTACAATTTCAATGTTTGCATAGCCATGTCTAAAAGCACTTAGGGGATTAAACAAAAATGCTTCAAAGCCTCTATCATTTAAACTAGTAAGCGGTAGCACTTCAACTTCACTGCCACATTCACTATCGCCAACTGCGATACTCCAATCAACTGGCATGGTAACTTCATGCCCGCCAATATTTAAAACCATTGCTGGGCTATTAAAACTTTCTAGGAATATCAACGGTATAAAAAAGAAATCAGGATTTTGTGGATCACTATTATCTAGTACGCTAAAACGTATGTCGTCCTCCAATTCGTCGGGCATTTTAGACAAATCAAATGTCTTGTCGTCTAGTGTTAAAATCATCATATTATTATTGTTTTTCCTTATTGTTATTCTCTTGGAACTAGTATAGCATCAAATGCCATAACAGTCCTAGTGCCAATTCCCTTCCAGGGATACACAGTATGCGGTAAGTGACTTGGAAATACAACAACTGTACCTGGAGTAGGTGTGTATTTCCAAACATCATTCATTATAAATTTAGTAATATCTTTTGTAGCTGGCATTCTAAATAATATTTGACTATCGCTGGGTTTACTATCTTCTTCTAGTTCAGGTGCGCTGATATAGACATTTCCGCTTAGATGCCCACCAGGATGTGTGTGCATTTCTTGATAGTCTCCTGCGTGTTGTTGAATGGTCCAAATGCTAATTATTTTAGGTCTGCAATGTTTTAGTTCTTCAGTACCAGATTGACTGGATATAATTTCCATATATCCTTGACAAATTGTTTCTAACCATTCAGCTAGCCAATCAACATCTAATCCCAATTGATTAGGATATACTTGAATTTGTTGACCGCCTCGAATACTTATTGATGGATTATCAGCATCGTTTAACTCAGGATGACTGTGTAACGATTGTGATAGATTGTATATCTTACTAAATTCAACAGGCGGTATCTGATCAATAGCTAATACTGTTGGTTGAAAATAGGCTACTTTTAATGACATTTCTTTTTCCTTATTATTGCCACGTTACTTTTTCTAAAGTAAACGGATACTTTGCTTCTTTATAAAACTTTTTGCGTTCAGTAAGATGACGCTTGGCATACTTGCAAGAACTTGTTAGATCCCAGATCTGTACGAAGTCTTTGTCTTCTGCTTTTCTAATACCTCGCCCAATGCTTTGTATAACTCGGACAAAGCTCTTTCCGGGTTCCAAAAGAACCAAATTAAAAATGCGGGGGATATTAAGACCCACAGCGGCCACACCATAAGTCGCCACAATAACCTTGTTAGTACTAGTTTTAATTTCATCATATTCTTCTTTACGTTCAGTTAATTTAACATCTCCGCTGACGAACACAGCATCTGGAATATGATCAATAATAAACTTTCCAGACTCGATTCTATTGACTAGGATCAAGGTGTTACCACTTTCTTTAATGCTACTACACAGGTTAGAAATGTATGTCATCCTATCACTGTCAGTTACCAAATATTTTAATTCATCCTGGTAACTGCGAAATTCTTGCACATCTACCATCTGCACAACGTTCACATGACACTGACTTAACACACCTTTTTCTTGTAGTGCATGTGCCGAAATTCTGTTAATAACAGGGCCAATGGTAGCCAAAATGCTTTGGAATTCAATGTCTGCTTTGGGTACTGTGCCTGTTAGTCCCCAACGTATAGGCGCATTGGCAAAGTTCATCGATAGCAGTTTTTTCAATACCTCTGCCTTGGCCTGATGCACCTCGTCAATGATAACACATACAACCCCGTCAATAAACTCCGCCAGGGTAAGTGCATCACTTTCAGCACCTTTCTTCTCTAAAATATTCAAACTTTGCCAAGTGCAAATAGTGTGCGTACGACCAATTTCTTTACGGTCACCAAAGTAAACACCCACATCCAGTCCCACGTTAACATAGTCTTCTTCAGTTTGTACCACCAGACTCTTGTTGGGCACAATGATCAATGTACGTCCGTAAGGTTCACATAATTTGCTTAATGTAGCAGTGATAATGGTCTTGCCTGCGCCAGTTGCTAGCTCTTGCAAGCCCTGTGGATGTTCCATAAATCCATTGACTGCCGTAAGCTGATAATCACGTAATACAATAGGTTGTCCAGCAATTGGATGCCCGACAGGCCATACCTTACCTTGGTCCGCCCAATAGTTTTCAGTGATCTTTTCAAACTCAAATTTATGGTTTTCTCTAAGATCTTCTATTTCTGCAACATCTACTCCACAGTCGTCAAGTATGGGTAATATAACATCTAGGTGATTGAGATAACCATTGCCACCGAGTCCAAAGAATGTGGTTGTACCATCCCATCGACCTAGTTTATACTGAGGCATGTGACGTGCATAGGGCAATTCAAATTTTAGTTTATTAGAAATTTTACGTCTAACTTCAACACTTAGACCTTCAATTTTTATATTGACTTCATCTCTAATGATTATTTTACAACTGGGCAATTTGTCTTGCTCCCTTAACTTTATTGTTTCTTACTACGATTGAATTGTTATAATAATACACAGTAGACATGTCGTCTAAAAATGCTGACGTTTTTCCAAAGTCATGATTGCTTAACATGATGGCAGTATTAGGATGCCAGTCTGCTTTCAGCAATGGTTTAGGTATTTTATTCTTTGCAATGAACACTACCTTTGTGTCTGGACCTATATAATTATTTAAGTGGTTATCTTTGACCATTTGGTTAAATTCGCTGTAGTTTTTTTGTCCATTATCAATTCTAAAAAACACAGTAATCTCACTACTGGAAATTTTTCCAACTAATGCTGAAAAAATGCCAGTTACTTGCTCCAGTGCTTTATGATCATCATCAACTAATACCAATACCGGCCACTGATCAAGATTTTCAATTACATCAATAATGTTATCAACTGAATGTGTGTCAGGACTAATTCTAAATCTAGTTGCTGAATTAGTTAATATATTTTTTGTCAACTCATTGGGTGCAATTTTTCCAATTTTTTCCAGGATTTTTGCATCTTTATGGTAGATACCACATTTTTTCAACTTGTCAATATAGCTAAGAAAATTTAACTTTGTGTCAGTTGAAATTTTTGACTCAACATATTTGGCACAATGTTTATTGGCATTTCTTACGACCACGTGTTCATCTTCTAAATCTACATATGGGACGAATTTTTCAGGATTTTCTTGAATTTTTTCAATTTCTTTAAAAATCAATAACAGCCCAGGGTCAATGACAAAGTCACTGTCTTGAAATTCTGACACAACCACAGCAATGTTGATTTCATTGAATGGAAACTCTTTTACTGTTCCGTGCTCGGTTATTGTGCCCACCAATTTTTCTTGAATTTTTGGCCATTTTTCCTGAAATGTCCTGGCTCTTGTACCTTTTATGGAAATAGACTTTTTATCATCATCATCAGTTGATATCAAAATCATTTGTGAGCGGTCAATTTCTCGTAGAGGCAATCTTAGTGATTGCGTTGCCAATAGCGCAGTCACGTCAATGTTGTTTTTTTCCAAATTTTCCTGATATTTTCTGATTTTTTTCAGAGAAAGCTCAAGTTGACGATCAGTCAGTGCTAGGCCGTTAGACACTTGACGTCCAATACTTTTTATAAGATTTTTTTCGTTGTAGTCTATTCGAATATTAATAATTCGTGGACGAACTCCGGCTAAAATTTCAATGGCATCTTCAACTGTTTGTGTCATACTATGTATTATACAGCCTTATTTTGTAAAGTCAAGAGAATAAAGAAAAAAAGGTTATTATTTCTAATAACCTATTTGTTAGAGAGTGGCATCTTCCATACCAGCGACCCTAAGTTTTATGATGTTGGTAATTTGCCATTGTTTTTGATCAAGTGCTTTGGTAATGCCTAACCACTTGTTACGTAGTAAGGCAAATTCGTTGATAATTTTTTCCATATCAACTACATCTGCCTCACCTTCGACATATTTTTCAACATCTCTGCTACTTAGAGCGCGAGCATAGCTTTCTAGATACTTTCTGAAATGACTACTTTTTAATCTACGCAATTCTATGTTTAGATATTCTAAAATTGCTTCAATTTCCTGTAACTGTGTGAAACGTTGTTCTACAACACCGGGCATACTTGCCGCGGCCTTTTCTAAACTTCCGGTTATGCGGCATTCATATCTTGCAGTGATTAATTCAGTTTCAAAATATTCTACCGCATCCGGAATGTTACTAATATCATTAGCAACTTTGTTATACCACACAGTTATTCCTCATCACTATCGTAATCTTCACTCTCGTAGTCAATCTCATCTTCGCCGTCCCAATCGTCTAGGTAATACTCGATGGCGGCATCAAGATCCTCATCGCCACCAATGGCAGCTTTGAGTACGTGATCGCTTACACCGTTATCGGCTAGGATGTCAATGTACTTGCTTGCAACAGTTTCAATAGCTTTTTTGTCAAAAAACTCTTTCATGCCTGTCCAGATATCAATAATATGGTCTTCAGTCAACATTTTCTAAGATCTCTCCCGTGTCTTGATCAATAGTTGGTTTTGTATGTTTATTAGCAACAGCTTGGTTAAACTCAAGCATGATCTTATCCAGACCACCCTCTTCATTACGATCCCATTCTTTGCGGTACATCTTTATTTCTGTACCATCTATTGAAACGTATTTAAGTCTATTACCATCTTTTACTAAAATACCTTTAGCTTCACATAAGTCAACCATACCACTGTATGGGCTCATGCCTGTCTCATAAGGGATCTCAACTTGAACTGACTCGAAAGGTTTAGCATAACGTGTTTTCATGATTTTACACTTAGCACGAATACCATTTACTGTTGTAGTCTTGTTACCATCTGCATCTGTTTTAAGTTTCAGTTTCTGCATAGCAATAACAATGCTTGATGCATAAATGAAGCCTTGACCGCCTGATATCTTGTCATCCGGATCAAACATGTCCTGACTTGCGTATGTGTGATTAGTACAAACCAATCCAACATTGTAGCTACCAAACATGTTTACACAGTTACGAACCAATGAAGTAAGTGCTTTGGGTTTACGACCCATGTCACCTTTCATTTCGCCTGCTTCAAACTGATTTACATCAGTTGGAGTTAATAACATACCTAATGAATCAATTACAAATAATACCTTAGGACGAGTTGCTTCATCCATCAGTTTGTATTCTTTCATAAATTCACTGATAGTTTTTGCCACATCGTCGATCATGGCCATGTTAAGTTTTAACAACTTATCTTCGCTAGTATCAACACCTAATGCGTGTAACCATTTCTCATCAAGCGCATTTTCACTGTCAACAAGCACTACATAAATGCCTTGTTCTTGTGCGGCTTTGATTAGATTGCCCGAGCAAATATAACTTTTACCTGCACCGCTTTCGCCTGCAAGTACAGTGACCTTACCTAAAGGAACACCCTTGTTGAAGTCACTGCTGATTAGATAGTTTAAGGCATAATTGCCTGTACTGATCCAATCTGTTGGATCATTAAAACCGACGCCAAGTCCATCAATACTTTTTGTCAGAGTCTTTCTGAATTTCGAAAGGTCAAATGCTTTCGTAGCCATACGTTCTCCTTGTGTTTGTAGTTATGAAGGGGCACCGAAGTGCCCCTTATATGTGATTACTGCTTTTGACGATTGCGAATCATCGCAAGGATGTCTTCTGCACGACCTGCGCCTGCTGGAGCAGATTCTGCTTTTGGAGCAGATTTTACAGGAGCACTAGTACGAGGTGTTGGCTCATCTGGATCAATGTTGTGATCAGCAACTGGACCACTTGTTGCTTTGTTAGGATCACCAGTTACCTGACCCATACCTGCTGGGCGGAAATATTGTCCCCATGCTTCTTTGTCAAACGGTTCACCGTCAACTGATGCTTGGAACATTTCCTTGATAACCTTCAACTCAACATCGCCTGGCTTCTTAGGAAGGAAGTCATTTAGATTGAACAAACCATGAGCCTTAACTGAGTCAAGTTCTGCATCAGTTAATGGACGTTCACGACGGCTCCACTTGCTTGTAGAGTAGTCTGCGTATCCACCTTTGCTGGTCTTTGCCAACTTAAAGTCAACGCCGCGGGCAAAGTCAGTTGGCAATTCTTCTAACTCTGGATCAACCAACGCTGATTTGATCAGCTGGAAAATCTGAGGTCCAATGATGAATCTACGAACTGGATTCTCTGGGTGTCCATCTTCCTTCAAACCATCTTCAGTAACAAATCCTTGGAAAATGTAACTACGCTTCTTCCAATATTTACGACCCATGTCTTCTAGACTTTTGTCTTTGAACCAACCGCGAACTTCGCTGAGGATTGGACATGTTTCGCCGTACATTTCCATACAAGGTACTTGCACTTGTACAGGACGTGAGTCAGTTTCACCTTTGATTCCTGCGAATGGCAGTTTAATCATTAGGCGTTCTGCCCAGAAAAATGTATTATCGGAATTGCCGTCTGGTAAAAATCTTACTGTAGATTCCTTGCCCTGCTCGAGGTTCCAGAACGGATAGATTGCGTTGTCTCCAACGGGGCGATCTCCGCCGCTTGATTTTGTTTCTTGTGCCTGAAGTTTTGCACGAATTTCTGCTAATGTGGCCATAATGTTTCTCCTATTGTTATGCCTATGTACTGCTTTTTTTGCCTTATATTTGTTTTACACCGTGTAAAACAAAAAGTGCATATATGTTATTATACGCACTTTTATTTAGTATTGCAACATCAAACCACAGATAAATGTGGTCAGTATTACCGTTTTAATATTTTGCTAGTTCTCTAA